AGCCACTTTGTCATTACAAGAGCGCTTGAACTTACGGGAGACTATGAGGCAATCGGAAGCAATGGAATGGATCAGGCGATTCAAAAAGAAATCTTTAGAGGAAGGCAGGGGCGAGGCCCATTACTGGTTTCAGCAAGTAATAGCGGACATTGCCAAGAAACGAGGCCAGGCAGCTGCTGACGAACTACGCAAACGCATGAACAGGATTAAAAATGAGACAAGCAGCGAGGGTTGACGCTAATCAGGAACAAATTGTTTCAGCACTAAGGGCTGCTGGCGCTTATGTTTGGATCATTAGCTTGCCTGTTGATCTTTTGGTTGGATTTCGTGGTCACACATTCTTGGTGGAAATCAAAAGTACCTCTAAAAAGCGTTTAACGGGGCTACAAGCTAATTTTTTTGACAATTGGTCTGGTAGTACGTTGGCTAGAGTTGACAGCCCTGAAGCGGCTTTACGCATGATTGGAGTTATCAAATGAGCAATAAAGTTATTTACGCCCTTTTGGTTGTTTTACTTATTGTCCATTGGGGTTTGGTTGCGTACTACATAGGATTTAAACCATGATTTTTACCTTGCACGACAGCCAACAAGCCCACACAGTCCTAAAAGACCTGTGGCCCAAGATTAAAGAAACTCTCCAAGCGGGTAATCAACTGCGCTTAGAAATCAAAAAAGCTAAACGAAGCACCGATCAAAATGCCCTGTTTCACGCACTTTTCAACAAAATTTCGTTAGAAATGGCAAAAGTAGGGTCTAAATGGGTGGCTGATGATTGGAAAAGATTATTGATTGACCAATGGGCGCATGAGACAGGGCGCAAGATTGGCAAGGTTGCCCCAAGCCTGGACGGTGAAAGAGTTGTGCAGCTAGGACTACAAAGCCACAAGTTCACCAAAGAGGAAGGCTCAGAGTTTATTGAGTGGCTTATGTGCTGGATGGCAGACAAAGGAATAGAAGCATGAACTTTAACCAGGGTGAATTGGTGGACAGTCTTATTGAAGATTTGCTTTACACAATCAATAAATACGATGAGTCCCTTTACATGGCGACAATCATTGGCGCTTTGGAATTAGTTAAATTACAGCTAATTTACGAAGGAATTGAAAATAAATGATGTGTCCAGTTTGCAAAATCCGTGGTAATAAAGTTTTGGATACTAGGGCAAACCCAGAATTTATCCTTAGAAAACGTCAATGCTTAAACGGTCACAAGTACCAAACCAAAGAATATGCAATATCTGAAACATCAGTATGTGAGGAGTCAAAAGCTGTTGAAGCTAGTGGCAGCTCTCTCTTGTCAAAACTGTGGCATGGACAATGGCGTTCAGGCGGCCCATAGTAATTGGGGCGGGGGTAAAGGCAAGGGAATTAAGGCAGACGACAATTTAGTGGCTGCGTTATGCCTTAAATGTCATTACGAAATTGACCAGGGGGCGCATCTATCCAAAGATGAGCGCAAAGAAATGTGGCTAAAAGCCCACAAAGCAACGATTGAAACACTTGGTAAGCGCTGGCCTACCGAAGTGCCAATCCCTTACTTACCCTTGTGAGCCTTGTCTAAGCCCTGTGCCTCATGTTGCTTCAATTCCTTTTCTACAGCCTTGATGCGTGACATTTCAGAGCGATGCTCAGAAACTTTTTCATAGTGCATAGGCTCACGGGGAGTTTTAGACTTTGCGGGCGTAATAGTAAATTTTGAAGCCATGATAAATCCTGTTAAAATGGTGGTTGACATTGTGCCATATCGGACATAAAGTCAAATCCATAAATTCTTTGCAAGGAAAAATCATGGGAAAAGCTGATACAACAATGGCTAAAAGTTCTACTGGTGCTACACCCCCCAAAGGTGCAGAATCTTCTGACCGTACAGGCGAGCGCATGGAAAAAATGCGTGGTGGCGTTGCTATGGGTAAAGAGGACAAGATGGGTGCTGATCACCAGTTCAATACTGGCAAGACAAACGGCATCTGCTACACCAAGACCAAATCAGAGTACCGCTAAAAAATGGCTGTCTCCCTGTCCTCCATGATGGGGATGGGACAGCCAGCCCCTGATAGGGCAGTTGCCCCTACCAACCCTATTGAACAGGCGTATTTCCAACGCCTGATGCAAGCCTATCCGCAATTGATTCAGGAATATGCAGCGCATCCTGAGTCAAAGGGCGGGCGCATCATTAACACAGACGTTGCCAGGGAAATGTCCCCTGAATACAGAGCAGACCGCACAAAGTCAGCTGATGTGCATGAGCCATCTAGCGCTTTTATGAAGCAGCTGTATGCGGAAAAGCTAAAGAACCCCACACCCAAAGGCATGGATAACACCGTTGTCTTTAGTGCTGGTGGAACAGGCGCTGGCAAAACCACAGCCTTAGATTTATTGGAAAGTGTCGATCCCGCCTTGAAACGGTCGGAGATGATTTACGACACAAACATGAACAAGTTTGATTCAGCTGACAAAAAGATCAAACAGGCATTAGATGCCAAGCGCAAGGTTCGTATTGTTTACACTTACCGTGACCCAGCTGAAGCGTTGGAGTTTGGCGCTTTGAGTAGAGCCAGCCGCATGGAAAAAGAAAAGGGTTCAGGCCGCACCGTCCCAATTGAAGAACATCTAAAGACTCATATTGGCGCACGCAAAGTCATTGAGGAACTCCAAGAGAAATACAAGGGCAACCCCAGGGTAAACATACAAATCGTTGATAACTCCAAAGGTAAGGGTAAGGCTATTGCAAGCCAGCTTGACAAGCTACCTAAACTAGAGGAGAATGAAGTTCGTAGGAGGTTACATGAAACACTTGAGCGAGTTAGAAGCAGCGGCATTGGCGGCAAGGAGAGAATCTCTGATGCCATCTACCGTGGAACATCAGGAAAAATTCGCTGATTACAAAGAAGGCAGAACCTTTGATTTAGAAAACAAGGGTTTTGCTGAACGCCTGGCTGCGGGACTCAACAAAGCAGTTTTGGCTAGTGAAGCAAAATGACTGAGAAATGCGAGATTTGTAAATACTTTCGTGACTCTCAGATTATGGGTAGTTGCAGACGCTACCCAGTATTACAAAACAAACACGCTAACGATTGGTGTGGCGAATTTGTAGTTGCCATCATCCGTGAGGAGGATGTTTTACCCGTCCCTGTGGCGGGTCTTTTTTCACCTAAAAAACGAGGCAGACCAGCTAAACATGATAAAACCAATGAATGATCGAGTGGTGATCAAGCCGCTTGTCAGAACCCTGTCAGAAATTATTTACGTCAACAACAAAGAACCCTTTAATGAGGGAACGGTTGTGGCAGTAGGCCCAAAGGTTTATGAAACCCAAGTGGGTGACTTTGTTAAGTACGGTAACGGGGATTATTTGAACTGGCCCACTCAGAAGATTGATGGGCAAGACTATCAAATTATTCAAGAAGCCGACATTTGTGCAATTGTTGAGGAGTAAACATGGCGACTAAACCTGGCTTGTATGCCAACATCCACAAAAAGCAAGAACGTATCGAACGCCAAAAGGCCGAAGGTAAACCCGTAGAGCGCATGAGAACGCCTGGCTCAAAGGGCGCACCCACAGCAGCTGCTTTCAAACAATCTGCTAAAACGGCAAAGAAATGAAAAAGCACGACAAGCCCATAGAGCATAAAACTGTCGGGAAGGGTAAAACCTACAACCCCACAGAAAAAGGCGCTGGAATGACCGCTAAAGGCCGCGCTGAGTACAACGCCAAGAACAACGCTAACCTTAAACCGCCAGCCCCTAATCCAAAGACCAAGAAGGACGAAGGACGCAAGGCAAGTTTTTGTGCCAGGATGGAAGGCGTTGTAAAGAACTCAAAAGGCCCTGCTGAACGGGCTAAAGCATCATTAAAGAACTGGAATTGTTAACATGAACAAAGAAGCAATCAACAAGCAAATTGAAACCTTGATGAGTCAAGGCAAACAACTAGAAGTTCAATTACACATGATCAACGGTGCATTACAAGACTGTAATTATTGGTTGGCTGAACTTGATAAGCAAGCTGAACCCACAGAAGTGACAGACGTATAAAAATGACCGAAGAAAAGCGCCCTGTTGGTAGACCGTCCAAATACGATCCAAAGTTTTGCGACGAAGTAATAGCCTTGGGCAAAATCGGTAAGAGCGTGGAACAAATTGCCTCAAGATTAGGGTTTTCCCTACGCACAATGTACGATTGGCGTGAAGCGCATGAGGAATTTTCGCACGCCTTGGAGGAAGCCAAGCAACATGAGCAAGCGTGGTGGGAAGATCAAGCCGATTCTTACATGGTTGAGACCAAAGACGGGCCGAGACTAAACGCAACGATTTGGTCAAGGTCAATGGCTGCACGATTCCCCAAGAAGTACCGTGAGCAAGTGAAACAAGAAATCACGGGTGCAGATGGCGCACCGCTGCTGTCAGGCATTCAAGTCACATTTGTAAAGCCAAGTGAGTGAAATAGCCCAATCAATTGCCAAAGCGGAATTCCCGTTAAAGCTGCAATGCTTGTTTAAGCCCTCACGTTATAAAGTCCTGTACGGTGGACGAGGCGGGGCTAAGTCTTGGGGGGTTGCTAGGGCACTACTGATTAAAGGCGCTCAGAGTCCGATTAGAGTGCTTTGCGCCCGTGAATTCCAAACATCTATTAAAGATTCAGTCCACAAGCTGCTATGCGATCAGATAGAAGCATTAGGGCTGCTTGGGTTCTATGAAATCACCCAGGCATCAATCAGGGCAAAGAACGGCACAGAGTTTAGCTTTGTCGGCCTAAAGAACAATGTTGCTAATGTGAAGTCCTATGAGGGCGTTGATGTGTGCTGGGTTGAGGAAGCGCAGACAACTAGCAGAATGTCTTGGAATGTATTGATTCCTACCATCCGCAAAGAAAACTCAGAGATTTGGATTACGTTTAACCCTGAGTTGGAAACTGATGAGACTTACCAAAGGTTTGTGCTTAACCCCCCTGAGAACTGCATTGTTCAAAAGGTTAACTGGTCAGATAACCCGTGGTTTCCAGATACCCTGAAACTTGAAAAGGATGCGCTTAAACACCGTGATCCACAGGCTTATAACGTGGTTTGGGAAGGTTTATGCCGACAGACGGTAGATGGGGCTATCTTTGCCAAAGAAATGCAAATGGCAGAGTTAGACGGGCGCATTACCAAAGTTAACTATGACCCGACAAAGCCAGTTCATGCCATCTTTGACCTTGGGTGGTCTGATGCTACGGCTATTTGGTTTTTACAGTTTATAGGCATGGAAACTCGCCTGATTCGCTACATTGAGGGCAATCAGCAGACCATGAGCGACTACCTGGCTAAGATGCAGACCTTTGGTTATATGTACGACACGCTATGGCTGCCACACGATGCAGAGAACAAAACCCTTGCAGCCAATGGCAGAAGCATTGAGGAAATTGTGAGGGCAGCTGGGTACAAGACCAAGATAATCCCCAAAACGCCTATTCTTGATTCAATCAATGCAGCCAGGACAATCTTCATCAATTGTTGGTTTGATAGGGAGAACTGTCACGAAGGCTTGCAATGTCTTAGGCATTACCGTTACGATGTAGACCCAGAGACTAAGCAATTCAGCAGAACGCCACTACACGATAATTATTCACATGGCGCTGATGCGTTTAGATACATTGGTCTGATGGTCAATGAGCCAAGACAGGCTAGAAGGCCAAGGCTGAACTTAAATTATGGTGGTCAACATTCTTGGATGAGTTAAAATGACTCCAAATCACTTAGGGCAACATCATGGCTGATGATTACGACTCACGAATTCAGGAAGCAATTGACTTTCTCAAGTTTGCCAACGATGCAGACACAATGAACCGTCAAGAGGCTTTAGATGACTTGAAGTTTGGCGGTGGTGATCAATGGCCTGTAGAACTGCAAAACTCCCGTAATCTTGAGTCCCGTCCCGTTATTACGGTGAACAAGGTGGACAATTATTGCCGCCAAGTCTCTAATCAACAACGACAGCAACGCCCCCGAATTAAAGTTCATGCAACAAATACGCATGAGGACATGGTGGACGCACAGACCATTAGCGGGATTATTCGGCACATTGAGGTTAACTCCAACGCTGATCATGCTTACGACAATGCGTTTGAATACGCAGTTCGCATGGGTTGGGGCTATATGCGGGTCAGAACTGACTACATTTCAGAGGATTCGTTTGATCAAGAAATCTACATTGATGCCATAGATAATCCATTTACCGTTTACTTTGACCCCAATTCAGTCCTACCAGACGGGTCTGACGCTGACCGTTGCTTAATCACAACAATGATGCGTAAGGATGAATTCCGAAAGTTGTACCCTGACGCAGAAGATGGCGGCACAAGTTTTACCCAACGGGGAACGGGTGACTCACAATCTGAGTGGATTACCAAAGAGGATATTCGCCTGGCTGAGTATTACTACACGGTCAAAGAAAAGGCAAAGCTATACCTATTAAGCGATGGCACAGCGACATTTGCTGATGACAAAGACTTCTTTACTCGCCTAGCTGCTTACGGTATTGAAGTGGTTGATACCCGTGAGTCTTACAAGAAAACAATTAAATACTGCAAATTAACTGCGGTTGAAGTCTTGGAAGAACGTGATTGGGCGGGCAAATACATTCCCATTGTCCCCGTCTATGGCAGACACATTGTTATTGGTGACAAGCGCAAGAAGTTTGGAATGATTCGCTATGCCAAAGACCCGCAGCGGATGTATAACTTTTGGCAGACTTCCATCACAGAAGGCGTGGCATTAGCACCAAAAGCTAAATGGCTGCTTGCTGAAGGTCAGGATGAGGGTCATGAGAATGATTGGGCAAATGCCAACATCAAGTCATTCCCACTTCTAAGATACAAACAGACTGACATTGACGGTCGCCCCGCACCAGCACCAGTTCGACTTCAGCCAGAGCCGCCACAAGCGGGCATTATGGCTGCGGCTATGGGTGTGGACAACGATATTAAAGCCATCATGGGCGTGTTTGACCCCGCACAGCTTGGTCAAGGCAACATATCAGGCAAAGCATTGAACGGTCAGCAACAACAAGTTGACCTGACAAACTTTGACTATTACGACAATTTGACCCGTTCAATTGCTCACGTTGGCAAAATTTGCCTAGACCTAATTCCCAAGATTTACGACACAGAGCGTGTGATGAGGATCATTGGTGACGATGGCAAGCCTGAACTGTTGACCATCAATCAGCGGGATTCTGTGGGCAGAGTGCTGAATGACATTTCTGTTGGTCAATATGATGTGGTGATGGAGACAGGCCCAGGCTACAACAGCAAACGTCAAGAGGCCGTGGAAAATATGCTGCCCCTCTTGTCAGCTGCGCCCGAGTTGATGCAAGTGGCGGGTGACTTGGTGTTTAGAAACATGGATTGGCCTGGTGCTGACATTATTGCTGACCGTTTGGCAGCTGCTAACCCAATGGCTCAGATTGACGACAAGTCTAAAGTGCCTCCCCAAGTTCAAATGCAGCTGGCTATGTCACAAAAGCAAATTCAGGAACTTACACAGGCGGTTCAGGCTAGAGATTTGATGCTGAAAAACCGCATGGATGTTGAGCAAATGCGTCAAGAAGCCGAAACACAACGCACCATGATGAAAGAGCAAGGCAGAACAAACGAGGCGCAGATTCGTGAGCAAAGTGACCGTGCTGAAATGCAAATGCGTGTGGAAGGCCAAGCACACGATACGGTCATTAAAACGCAGACGCAGCTTGAGATCGAAAGAATGAAAACTGAGATAGCTATTTTGTTGGCACAAATGGACAGAGCGACATTGAGAAACGCAACCGCAGAGACTACAGAACGGGCTATTTGAGTTTTAAAAGAATTTGTGGTAAAAACCACTAAACCTTACCTGTGAGGCTCACAGGGTCAAATCGTTGGGAAACGTATGTCCGATAAAGAAGCGGGTCAAGTATTGACTAGCGAGAATGCAGCAGAATTTTATGCAAACAGATTAGGTTTAGCTGAATCCCCTGCGGAAACTGAGGCGGTTGAGGAGACTCCCGAGCCAGTAGCCGAGGAAGAACAGAGTGAACCGAAAGAGGCAGAAAAGGAAGCAAACCAAGAGGGTGAGCGCAAGCAAAATCCTAAACTTGAAAAGCGGTTCTCAGAGATAACCAAGCAACGTGAGGATGCTAGGCAAGAAGCCCAGCGGGAACGCCAAGCTAGGGTAGATTTGGAACAGCGTTTGGCGGCACTAGAGCAACAGAGACAGCCACAAGCATCTTATGTTGATCAAGAGCCACAACCAAGCCAGTTCGCTGATGCGTTTGAATATGCGAAGGCTCTAGCTGAGTTTTCGACAGAAAAGGCGTTAGCGGAACGGGACAGGCAAGTTGCCCAGGCGAGAGAACAGGAAGCGCAACAAAAGATTATCCAATCTTGGGCGCAGAAAGTTCAGGATGCTAAAGCAGAATTGCCCGATTTTGATGATTTGGTCGCATCAAGTGACGTAGTTGTAAACAACGCAGTCCGTGATGCAATTCTGGAGAGTGATGTAGGCCCAAGAATCCTGTATCACCTAGCTGAAAACAATGACCTAGCCAAAAGAATTGCCAGCTTGAGTCCAAATGCAGCGCTTAGAGAGATTGGGAGACTAGAAGCAAAGTTTGAGGTGAAACCTGAGACTAAGCAGACAGCCCCTGTTGTAAGAAGTAAAGCACCAGCACCGATTCAACCGATTCGTGGTGGTCAAGGTCAGCCTGATGTTCCTATGTCCGCTAATGGCGAATGGCATGGAAGCTACCAGGCGTGGAAATTGGCACGCAAAGCGGGAAAAATTCGGTAAACCTAATCTTTTTGGAGTATTTAAATGGCTAATAATTTATTGACGATAAGCAAGATCACCAACGAAGCGTTGATGGTTTTGGAAAATGAGTTGACTTTCACAAGTGAAGTTGACCGTAACTATGATGACCAGTTCGCTGTTGTCGGTGCAAAGATTGGTAACACAGTCAATGTCCGCAAGCCTGGTCGTTTCATTGGTACAACTGGCCCTGCGCTGAACGTAGAAGATTTTAACGAGACTTCAGTTCCCGTTACTTTGTCTACACAGTTTCACGTTGATACCCAGTTCACCACACAAGACTTGGCATTGTCCTTGGATATGTTCTCTGACCGTGTGTTGAAGCCCGCTATTGCAGCGATTGCCAACAAGATTGACCGTGACGGTATGTCTATGGCTACTCTGCAAACTGCTAACATCGTTGGCACAGCTGGCACACCCCCAACAGGCTTGATCACATACCTGACTGCGGGCGCTTACCTTGACTCTGAAGGCGCACCCCGTGACGGTCGTAGGTCTTGCATCGTTGAGCCTTTCACATCAGCAACCATTGTTGATAGCTTGAAGGGTTTGTTTGTTCCTCAAGAAGCCATTGGCGATCAGTACCGTAAAGGTTTGATGGGCCGTGACTCTGCGGGCATGAACTGGAAGATGGATCAGAACGTGGTAAGCCAAACCTTTGGCTCTAACTCCACTACTACTGTGACTGCTTCTGTTGCTACCACAACTGCAACGGGCTTCCTGACTTCTGGTTGGGCATCTTCAAGCACTATCACTTTGACAGCGGCTAACACGGGAACAATGAATTTGAATGCTGGCGACACCATTCAGATTGATGGCGTTTTCGCAGTTAACCCACAGAATCGTCAGGCTTATGGCACAAACAAACTCCGCAACTTTGTTGTGAAGTCTACCGTTGCTATTGCTTCTGGTTCTTCTGTCTCTGTTGTGGTTAGCCCTGCCGTAATTACTGCGGGTCAGTTCCAAAACGTGTCTATTCCTACAACCTCTGCCACAGCCGCTGTGACTCAGTTCAATAAAATTGGTACTGTTTCCCCACAGAACATCATCATGCACCGCAATGCGTTCACATTGGCAGTAGCCGATTTGGAATTGCCTGAAGGTGTGCATTTTGCTGGTCGTGCAAGCGATAAGGAAATCGGTTTGTCAATGCGTGTTGTGCGTCAATACACCATTAACAATGACTCCATTCCTACACGTTTGGACGTTCTGTATGGATGGGCCCCCCTCTATCCTGAACTCGCTTGCCGAGTTGCAGCCTAATGGTCAAGGGGGGCTAATCACCCCCCGTTATTAACTTAATTTAAGGAAACATATCATGGCAAATCCAGGCCCAGCAAGTAGCACAACGATTCACCCATCCAATTTGGCATCTAACCAAGCAATTCGTCTTTTAGGCGTTGCAATTGGTGTGAATGTCAATACTACGGGTGATCAAGCTGTTATCGCAATCAACAACTCCACAAACTACTCTGTTAGCAACGTGGTTTTCACTAACGCTTCAATTTCATTGACAACTGCCGCAGCGGGTCTGTTTACAGCCCCTAGCGCAGCGGGTACAGGAATTGTCGCCAATGCCGCTTTGTCGGCTTTGACATCCTCAACTGTAGTGTCACAACGCACCGTTGCTGCCACAGGCATTCAAACAGGTCAAAACCTGTATTTGAATGTTGGCACAGCACAAGGCGCAGCCGCCACAATGGATGTTTATGTCTATGGCTACGACTTCAGCACATTCAGCTAAATACTGATGTGATGTGAGAAAGAGCCACTCTTAAAAGGGGTGGCTTTTTCTTTATTTGGCGTTACAATTTAATCATTCTCTAAAGGAATTATCATGCCCTCTACGACTATTACCCGTGGCAATGCCTTGCAAACATTTTATGTTGGCCCGTCTTTGACCCCTGCCGCAGTTGCCACAGCTACCACAGCGGCTCAAACATTCACAGTCCCAGGTCTTTTGTCAACAGATTACGTCATGGTGTCTTGTCAAGCGGCTCAAACAGCGGGTGTTTTTATCGCTGACGCACGTTGTTCTGCCGACAATACACTAAGCATCCAATTTGGAAATGTTACTGCGGGATCGTTAACCCCTACCGCTGGCACATACATCGTGGATGTGATTCGTTTTGAAGGCCCATTACCCACAACGGCTGGTTAATCATGTCTAATACAACTGTATTGCGCCCCGTAGGAGTCACAACCGCCATTTCGGTGGCGGCTTCTTCTACTACCGCCACGCAGATTAAGGCAAGCACCAATGACCAAGTTAACTATGCCTCTTTCATCAACACGGGTGCTACCTATGTTGCTGTGAGCCTTGGCGATGCTAACATGGCTGCGGCAGTCTTGCCCGTCAGCGGTTCAACCACAGGGAACTTTGTGTTACCCGCCTCTATGACAGTTCCAATTGTCTTGGCAGTACCCGCAAGCCCTTATTACGTCCGCATGATTGGTTCAGCCGCTGGCCCGTCAATTGTTTATGTGACTCCTGTTGGCGATCAATCATAAAGAGGCGCTATGGCTGACCCTGCCAAGACAGTAGATCAAAACATTCTGCCTGTCCAGGCGCTGTTTAATTTAGACAATACGTTTAATACATTTATTGGTCAGGGTCAGCCTTTTTACGCCACAGTAAACCCGTCCCAATCGGGACTGAGCATTACAAACAGCACAATTAATAGCACCACAATCGGTGCTTTAGTGCCATCTACGGGTGTTTTTACAAGCATTCTGACAACAACAGGGCAAATTACCACTACGCCAACAGGCACAACAGACATTGCCAACAAGCAATATGTGGATGCGGTTGCCCAAGGGTTAAACCCCAAGCAAGCGGTTAAATGCGCCACATTAACGAATATCACGTTGTCGGGCCTACAGACAATTGACGCTTACACCACATTGGCGGGTGATCGGGTTTTAGTCAAGAATCAAACAATAACGTCACAAAACGGCATTTATGTTGCTTCTGCGTCCACTTGGACAAGATCAACTGACATGGATGTGTGGGCAGAAGTGCCAGGCGCTTATGCGGTGGTTTTGTACGGTGGTCAGGCTCAAACTGCTTGGGTTTCGACTTCCTCTGACACGGGAACAATTAACGTCACCGCCATCACGTTTGTTCAGTTTGCGGGAAATAGCACTTACTTTGCGGGAACGGGTCTTAGCCTGGCTGCAAACACGTTCTCAATCACAAACACAGGCGTTACAGCTGCTGCCTACGGGTCTGCATCTAAAACCCTGACAGCCACAGTTAACGCACAAGGCCAACTGACTGTTTTAGCAGACACAAACATTGCAATTACCAACGCCCAAGTTTCAGGCTTGGGAACAATGTCTACTCAGAACGCCAACAATGTGGCAATCACGGGCGGCACAATCACAGGAACGCCCATCAGCGGATCAACTGTGGGTGGCAGCACAATTACTGCGTCTGTTCAGTTTGACGGTGCTGGAACGGGTTTAACAGGCACAGCAACAAGCCTTTCAATTGGTGGGAACGCTGCCACAGCGACAACGGCAACGACTGCCACAACTGCGACAACAGCAACAAATTTAGCGGGTGGTGCAACGGGTTCAGTTCCTTACCAAAGCGCAGCAGCAACAACTGCAATGTTGGGTGCGGGAACGAACGGTCAAGTTTTAACTTTAGCAAGCGGTGTTCCATCTTGGGCAACCCCCACAACGGGAACTGTGACTTCTGTTAGCGGCACAGGGACAGTCTCAGGAATTTCCCTAAGTGGCACAGTCACCACATCGGGTAATTTGACTTTGGGCGGCACATTAGATTTGTCAGCGCCTCCCGCTATTGGTGGAACAACGGCTAACACGGTAAGAGGCACAACAATTACGGCAACAACTAAGTTTGTTGGCCCGTTCTTTGAGGCAGCTACAAGTGCGGGCGGTGCTTTGCGTAATTCAGGCGGGACAAGTCAATTGTCTTGGGGTGCGGGCGGTGGTGACAACCTTACATTAAGTGTTTCCACTAACATCAATGGTGCAAATGCTCAGATTGACATTAGTCCTACAGGGACGGGTCATGTCCACATGAAGCCAACAGGGACAGGCGCTATTGAGATTGCCCCGACAAACCTTGGCACGATTAACAATATGTCTATTGGTGCTACTACGGCATCAACGGCTAAATTTACAACAATTGATTTCAGCAGCACTTTGGCTGTGTCGGGGTCAACGGGATCGTCAGGTCAAGTTCTTCAGTCTAACGGTGCGTCAGCCCCCACTTGGGTGACTCCAACGGCTTATGCAACGGTTACTGATGACACAACCACTAACGCAACCCGTTACCCCTTGTTTGCAGCCGCTACAGCGGGTAATTTAACAACTGAGTATGTTAGTTCTACCAAGTACCAATTTAACCCGTCTACGGGGCTTTTAACGGCAACAGGGTTTAGCGGGTCAGGGGCGAATCTGACAAGCATTCCAAACGCTGCCCTGGTTAACTCAAGTGTGACCATAGGCTCAACGACTATTGCTTTGGGTGCGTCATCTACCACTTTGGCGGGCTTGACTTCTGTCACATCGACAACCTTTGTGGGTGATTTGTCGGGAAATGCGACAACCGCAACAAGCGCAACAACTGCAACAAACGCAACGAATGTGGGTGTTACCGATAACACAACAACGAATGCAACCTATTACCCAACATTTGTGAGTAACACAACGGGTAATTTGCCTATCACGGTTTCATCCACAAAGTTAAAATACAACCCAAGCACAGGCGCATTAACCGCCAATCAGCTAATCATTGCACCGTAAGGAAACATCATGGGAACTTTAGTCTTTCAGGCAACACTAGGCGGTGCGGTCAATATCATTGGCCCGAATATCGCCAACACCATTAACTTCACTCTCCCAAGCGCTGATGGCACAAGCGGTCAGACTTGGACAACCAATGGCAGCGGAGTGTTGTCATTTGGTACATTGGGGATTGCGGGTGGCGGTACAGGACAGATTACTGCAACAGCCGCATTCAATGCTTTAGCGCCTAGCCAATCAGGACAATCAGGCAAATATCTGACAACTGACGGGACTAATACATCTTGGGGAACAAACCCCTTGGGTACGGTGACTAGCGTTGCAGTATCGGGTGGCACAACGGGCCTGACCACTTCAGGCGGCCCAATCACCACATCTGGCACGATTACCTTTGCTGGCACGTTGGCTACCTCGAATGGCGGCACAGGATTAAGTGGTGCTACTCCATTCACATCAGGCGGTGTGGTTTACGCATCTAGTTCTAGTGCATTGGCTACTGGCTCTGCGCTTACTTACAACGGAACAAGTTTAAGTATAGGTATAAGTGCTTCTTCACCAGCTTCAAGATTAAACGTAAGTGTTGGAAATGTAAGCACATTAGGTGCGCCAGCAAGTATGGGATTGTCTATTGATAGCAATGACAACAATATAGTTGTTGGCAATCTCTCTCAAATTGGTTTGGGTTTAAGAAATGTTTATCAACCATCTTATATTTCCTATATTGTTACAAGTGCGGCAGCATATTCAAAAGGTGATTTGGTATTTGGCACGAGAAGTGTAACAACCGATGATGCACCATCTGAAAGACTACGCATTACAAGCGCAGGCAATGTAGGCATTGGTACAAGTTCGCCAGTAAAGCCCTTGCACATCATCTCCTCTTCTGGGCCACAAATTTTAATGGAGCCATCATTAGGTAGTGGCAATACCGAACTTATGATTGGTAGGGGTTATAGCTTGTCTGGCACACCCGCTACAGTAGGCACAAAAAGTTTTATTCAGTGTGCGTTTGAAGGTTCAGACGACAACGCTTACAGCCCATTTGGATACGTTACCACAGCAGTTGGCAATCGTGTGGCAATTGCTACTGCTTTTTATATTGAAACAAAATCAGCGGGTGCTTCTGCCCCAGCAGAACGCATGAGAATAGACTCTAGCGGTAACTTGCTGGTGGGGACTACGAGTGCGTTAGCTGGTGGTGGAAAAGTTCAAGTTTTAGGCGCAACTACAACTGCCGCTATGACAGTACAAGTTGGGACAGATGGTTACCCAGCTATTAGCTTTAACAATGCGGCTGGCTCACAGCAAGGATATATTCAAACTAATAGTTCAACTGTTCTTTATGTTTCAGTATCAGACTATCGACTAAAGAACACCATTGCACCAATGACAGGTGCATTGGCTAAAGTGGCTCAACTTAAACCAGTTACTTACAAGTGGAATTTAAACGGCTCTGATGGTCAAGGCTTTATTGCTCACGAATTGGCTGAAGTTTGTCCTGATGCTGTAAGTGGTCAAAAAGATGCAGTAGATGCTAATGGCAATCCTAAATACCAAGGCATTGATACATCATTCTTGGTGGCTACATTGACTGCGGCTATTCAAGAACAACAAGCAATCATTGAATCACTCAAGGCACGACTTGATGCCGCTAATCTTTAAAAGGAAATATCATGACTACCACTTGGACTATCTCAACCCTTGAGCGTGAAACCTCAAACGGCTTTGTAACGATTGCACATTGGCAAGCCACAGCAGTAGATGGAGAGTATTCAGCCTCTACCTACGCAACTTGCTCATGGGCTGATGGCACACCAACGATTCCCTATGCAGACCTAACACAAGAAACAGTCCTTGGATGGGTCTGGGCTAATGGTGTGGATAAACAAGCCACAGAAGATGCTCTGGCGGCTAACATTGCTTTGCAGAAGAATCCTGTAACTGCTAGTGGGACACCTTGGTAATGATCTGCCAATGGTCAATCACGGGGACTCAAGCCCAAGATGGTTTGATTCTCTGTGCCAAATATTATGTGACTGCAAAGGAAGATGACCTTTCTGTTGAGACAGAGGGTTATTGGACATTTGACAGCCCAAAACTATCTGTTCCTTTTGACCAAGTGACAGAGGAAATGATTGTTGCTTGGATTGAAAAAGAGACTATGCGAGATGGCGTTTGCGTAATAAAATCAAGGTTACAAGAACAATTAAATTCTCTGAGCAAAAGCCAATTTACGCCCCCTCCTTGGCAACCTCAGACTTTCACCGTGGAAATGTAAGGAAACACTATGGCTGTGCCTTTTGACATTGTTAGCCGAGCGCTAAAAGACATTGGCGCATTAGAAGCTGGTGAAACCCCGACTCCTGACGCAGCGCTTGATGCGTTTGAAATGCTGAACGACATAATTGACCAATGGTCAAACGAAAACATGATGGTTTTCAATGTCACAGAAATTATTTGCCCCGTCATTCCAGGACAAACCCAATACACGATTGGCCCTAACCCATCGACTCAGAACTTTATCGGTGCGTCTTTTACAGGCTCAATTGCGGGAAATATCCTCACGGTGACAGCTATTGCTTCAGGCGCTATTGCCCAAGGGCAAACGCTAAGTGGTACGGGAATCACATCAGGCACAAAAATTACGCAGTTTTTGACGGGTGCGGGTGGCAACATCAACGAAACAGGCACATACCAAGTCAACATCAATCAAACTGTTGCATCTACTGCAATCACGGCCTACTACCAAAAGCCATTAAATCTTGATTCTGCGTTTGTCAGGGTTAACACCACATCTAATGGTCAACCCATTACAGGCGGTGGTTTGGACTACCCAATGTCGGTTTTGGAATTACACAGTTATCAAATGATTGGTTTAAAGACGCTAAGTGGCCCGTGGCCCAAGGCGGTTTACTTTAACCCAGGCGCTGATTCGGGAAATCTATTTATTTGGCCTAGCCCATCCCAGGGCGAAATGCACTTGTTTGCAAATACCTTGTTTAGCCGTTATGACTCAATGTATGAGGACATAGCGCTACCACAAGGCTATTCAATGGCTCTCAGATGGTGTTTGGCAGAGCGTTTAATGCCCATGTATGGCAAAGCCTCACCAACGCAAATAGCGATGATTCAGACGTTTGCAGGGCAAGCCAAAGCAACGCTGAAGCGCACAAACATGAGTCCGCTGCAAGTGTCACGTTATCCTGATGCTTTGTTAGTCAACAAGTCAAAAGATGCTGGATGGATATTAACTGGCGGCTTTATTTAAGGGACTACCATGCCAGATTTCGGTTTTGTAGGCGCATCATACGAAGCACCAAGCATTTACCAAGATGCTCAAGAGTGCATCAATTTCTTTCCTGAAGTTGACCCTGCCAAGCAGCAAGGTGAACGTGGGGTGGTTGCGCTTTATCCAACGCCAGGCTTAACCGTCAAAGCAGTTTTCCCTAACCAACAAGAAGTTCGTGGATTGCACGCTGTCTCAGGCGGTGAGCAATTGATTGCGGTCTGTGGGCCTTACGTCTATGCTTTAACAGCTAACCTTGTCCCATCTGTGATTGGGCAGCTTAATTCAAGCACAGGAATAGTGAAAATTACCGACAACGGGATCAACGTCTATATTGTGGACGGTGCTTATCGTTACACATGGTACATATCAAGCCCCGCAGCAGCTATATTTACAGGCTCAACAAGCGGCACAACATTGACCGTGACAAGCATTTCTAGCGGAACAATTGCCATCAATCAGTCTTTGTATGGCATTGGTGTTTTGCCTGAAACCGTGATTACTGCACTTGGGACGGGAACTGGCGGGACGGGTACATACACAATCAACAGAAGTCAAACCGTGGCCTCTGGGACTATGAGTACGGCAACCGTGGGCGCTGTGGTTACTGCAACGATTGCGGGGTTAACAATGACCGTTTCTGCGGTCACTTCAGGCGTTCTCCATGTTGGACAGACCGTTCAGGGCGTTGGCGTGACTTTGGGAACAATCATTACCGCTTTGGGTACAGGATCAGGCGGGATTGGAACTTACACGTTAAGCGTGGCAAGTACGGTAGCCGTTGGCGTAACCATGTTTGGCATTAACTTTTCTGTTTTGCCATCCACAGACGGTGCGTTTAGCGGTGCAAACACGGTGGATGTGATTGACAACTACATTGTCTACAACAACCCAACGACTCAGGAATGGGGATCAACTGACCTTTTGTCACCCATTTCGCCACAAACAAGTTACTCATTAAAAGACGGTGCGCCTGATGATTTAGTGGCTTTGATCGTTGATCACCGTGAAGTTTATTTGATGGGTGAGATTTCCTCAGAAGTTTGGACTGATGTGGGAACTGTGCCTTTCCCATTTCAAAGGATTCCTGGCACATCTACCCAACACGGCATTGCAGCGCCCTTTTCCCTTTATCGACTTGGGAATTCATTTGCTTACGTTTCACGAAATAATCGTGGACAAGCGCAGATCATGCAAATGCAAGGGTACATCCCACAAAGGATTTCCACTCACGCAGTAGAAAACACATTAGCCAATAAAAATGTTGACGATGCGATTGCGTGGACTTATCAGCTAGAAGGCCATGAAGTTTATGTGGTGACATTCCCCACTTTAAATTTGACTTGGGCTTATGACAGTACCACTCAAATGTGGCACAAATGGCTTTATACGACAGACGAAAACGAATATGAGCGTCACCGTGGTAACTGCTGCGCTGTGTTTCAAGGTTTGGTCATTATTGGTGACTATGAAAACGGCAAACTGTACGAATTAGACAAGACCAATTACACAGACGATGGTCAAAAAGTCCGCAGATTGCGTAGAGCGCCCCACTTGGTGACTGAGTTTCAGAGGCAATATTTTGATGAATTGCAGATTCAGTTTCAGCCAGGCGTGGGGACAACGGGTTTGTCAGCGCCTTTTGGTCGCAACATTCAGAATCCTTATTACATACCGCCTGATGGCACATTGGTAATTGGGCCTTTGGATACTGTTTTCTTGAGTGATTTAGCTACAATCAACCAAAACACACCGACAACTTTTCCACAAGCAATGCTGCGGTGGTCAAGTGATGGTGGTTCTACTTGGTCAAATGAGCATTGGACGGGCGTTGGTCAGCTTGGTAAATATAAAAATCGTGCCATTTGGCGCAGATTGGGAACGGCCCGTGACCGTATTTTTGAAGTTGTGGTGACTGATCCTGTGAACTTTGTCATCATTTCAGCAAACCTTAAAGTGCAAGGGGCAGATAACTAATGGCTACTTCAGGACTTTCAAGTACACAACAAGTTAACCCTTATCCACAAGCACCGTTTTTGGATGGGCAAACTAACCGTCCATCACGGTCATGGCAACAGTTTTTTCTTAATTTGCTAAATTTTAGTTCTGCCACAACTGCAACGGCAGGGTCTGCAACGCTACCCGCTAATCCTGTTGGGTTTATAAATGTTACCGTCAATGGTCAGGCTTATAAAGTGCCTTACTACAATGTTTGAGAAAGTTTAAGTCATGGACAACACAATAAATTCATTAGTTTCCAAAACTGTTGGCGTGACAGATCAACAGATTAGAGACTTTTTGGCAAACAGTCCAACTGATGACCAAATTGTCAAGGCGATGGAACAGTTTGGAGTTTCGCCTACTCAATTATCAAGCGTTGTTGGAATGCCTGAAGGTCAAGTGGTTGCCAGGATTGCAGCGACTATCCCCCAAGGTCAGACAGTTATCGTTGGTGATACCCGTATTGCCCCCCAATATCAAACTAGTGGTTCAGGAATGGATCAACAGATTGGCGGTCTTGAGAATGTTTATGTTGAAAAAGTACCAACTTCAGATGTTAATTACAAATCTCCCGTTGGCACACCAATTCAGGTTTACAGTCCTACAGGCGAGTTAGTCAATACGATCAAAACTCAAAAAGAACAATCATTCTTTGGTGGTTTGATAGATGCGTTTAAAGACCCTGTAGTTTTAGCCGCTTTAGGCGGTGCTGCTTATGGTGGATTATTTGGCGGTGCAGGGGCAGCTGGTACAACATTTGCGGGTGAAGCATTGGCAGACGCAGGGTTACTATCAGGTGGTGGTGGAACTACTCTAGGTTCTTTGGCTACAACTCCTTTTGCGGGTGAAACATTAGCTGATGCAGGGTTGCTTTCTGGTGGTGGCGGTGGAACTGCTGTTAGTTCTTTGGGTGCTGATTACGGCTTAGGCGGTGGTGTATCAAATGTTCCTGGCATAAGTGGTGGAACTGGCATTACAACTGGCTATTCAGGACTTGGAGTTAACCCTGGTACTGTGGGCTTGGGTGCTGATGGTTTGGGCGCTGGCGTTACTGCGGCAAATGGTTTAACGGGCACAGGCGTGTTGACAGGTTCAACACTAGGAACAAATTTATTAGGCAGTTCAGCGCTTAATAATTTGGCAAATACAGGCGTTTTAGCGGGTTCTACTCTTGGTACAAATTTATTGGGAGTTCCTCCAACTGCGTTAACTAATACTGGAGTTTTATCTGGTTCTAATCTTGGTACAAACTTATTGGGGACAGGCCCAACGTCTGGCTTAACAACTGGTGTAACTGGTCTTACCCCTACTGTTACTCCTACTGTTTTCCCGCCTGTAACTCCAATCACACCTTCAGTCATACCGCCTGTTGTCACTACACCTAAAACAATAATTGATCCTACAACTGGTCTTATTGCAAAAGCGGTTGGCGATGTTGCAAGTAATGTTGCTAATCAGCAAGGCATTACTGATGCTAGAAACTTGATCAACCAATACGGTACTCAAGCCGCTACATCATTAGCTGATGCGTACAAAAATGCACAAGGTTTAAATACCGCTAACCGAGCAGATTTGACTAGCAATTATTCAAACGCATCAACTGTTTTAAATGATTTGTATAACAAACAAGTTGGCTATCAGCAACCGTATCAAGACATTGGTCAAGCGGGTTCACAGGGATTGCTTGCTAATCAAGACTATTTAACCCGTCAATTTACAAATGCTGATTTAAACGCTAATTTAGCCCCCAACTACGCATTCCAATTAGAACAAGGTCAGATGGCTAACAGGCGACTTGCTAACATGGGCGGTGGTAGCATGGGCGGTAATGCCATGCAAGGTCTGCAACGATACACACAAGACTATGCGGGCAATGCTTACCAAAATGCGTTTAACAACTTTAATACGCAACGCCAAAACATTTACGGCAATTTGTCAAACATGGCAAACATTGGCACAACGTCAGCGGGTCAGTTAACAAACCTTGGTACATCATTAGGAGGCACTTATGGTAATTTGTCATCTAACTACGGTGGCAACCTTACAACAGGCTCTGGTCAGGGTATTGGTGCAGCAAATGCTTATGGATTGAACACAGCTAACCTTGCTACGGGTATTGGTGGTGCATTGGCAAGCAATGCAGCGCAGACGGGCGCAAACAATGCAACCATGTTGAGCAACCTTGGCAATACAGCATTGCTTAGCTCTATGATCAAAGCGACATAAGGATAAATTATGGCTGACCTTTCATTTAACGTAAATTACGCTAAACCCCAAACAACAAGTCTTGGGGAAATGGTGAACATGGCTGGTGGAATTCAAAACTTCCAACAAGCGCAGCAATTAAATCCTTTGGCTTTGGAAAAGGCTCAGATTGAAAATCAAGTTTTAAAGCAAAAAAACGATGAGCGTTTGAGACTTCAAGAGTTCACAAGCAACCCTGACAATTGGCAGACCAACGGTCGCATTGACATGGACAAACTTAATTCTGTCATTCCAAAGATTGCACCGTTGACGGGTTCTGATGTGATCAGTTCATTGAGCCAATTGCACACAAGCCAAACAAATGCAACAAAAGCCAAAAATGCAATGACGCAAGATATGCGACAAAATGTGGCTGGTCGTTTAGGAATTTTGGGGCGTTTAAAAATTGATGATCCACAAGTTGCTATTGAAGAATTAGATCGTTTTAAAGGCGAATTTCCTGATAGCCGTGAAATGCACGATTTGATTGATGCTTACAAAGTTCCATTAAGCAAAGCAAGCCGTGGGCCTAATATATATAGAGACTTTATTGCTCAAGAACAAGCATTGTTATCGCCAGCGGCAAAAGAAACTGCGTTTGCGCCTACTATCAGCACAACAGCACAAGGTCAAACTATAACCACTCAACCAGGCGCTGGCGGTGCTTTGCCTACATCTACAGTTGGAGTTGCACAAGGCTTGCAAAACACTCCATTGCAGCCTGGCGGTGTTCCTGGTCAAAGACCTACTGTTGGCAATTTGCCGCTGCCTTACCCTGTCAGAAGCGCCTCACAACCCTATGCGCCCGAGCCAACAGAGGCGGCAGACCAAGCGTCAGGACAGGGCTACCGCACCCGTTTAATTGAGGCTCAAGGTACTTTGCCACAAAGCCGAAGGAATGTTGAGGAAGTAATTAAACAAGCTACAGGAATTGGTGCAAATCTTAAATTCCCTAGCGGTGGTGTTTTAGGTCAGTTAGAGCAAAGAATGCTTATGGCTATGAAAAGCGATGAGTACGATATGCTTGCCAAAGACTTGGCTAACATGGCTTTGTCTAATACAAAAGCGATGGGTGGCGTTGGTAATACCGTGGCGGGCTTGGATATGCAAGCCGTGGCTAACGGTACGGTCAAAGTGCCAACAGGCGTATTGATTAACATTGCCCGCAGGGTTCAGGCCGATCAGACCAATATTGATATGCAAGCTAATGGCGCACAGAAGTTTGCACAGCAGTATGGCGACAACAATATTAAGGCTTATCAGCAATTGTGGAATGCCAATGCTGATACCAAGATTTTTGAAGTTATGAATCTTTACAAAGACATAACTGACCCAACCAAACGCAAGTTTGAGATTGAAAAACTGCTAGGAAGTGACCCCGCAAAGCGTCAAGAGTTTTACAATAAGTATCAGAACATTAAGAAATTGTCTGAAACTGGAGGCTTGTGATGGATGAACTTGGCGCACTCATTTTAGGCAAAGCGCCTGAATCTACTGCTTCCCCCAAAAAATTTACCACAGGTTTACCAAAAACGCAGTCTGAACGTGATCAAGAAGCATTGAGAATTTTTCAAGACGAACTTACAAACACACAAGATAAATTAAGCAAAACAACTGATCCGCAACAAAAAAGGCGTTTGCAGGGTGATGTAGATGCTTTGCTGAATGAAATTTCACGAAAGTCTAAAACACCACTACCGCCCAAACAAACGCAGCAACCGCAACAGCCGCAACAACAAGCCCCGCAAGATGAACTTGGGGCAATGATTCTTGGCAAGCAAGCGCAGCCAGGCCAGCTAATGCAAGAAAGCACCGCTGGCGGTGGGCGTGGTTCTTATGCGGGCTTTGATCCACAAGCCAAAGCTATTGCTGAAGGTCAATCAACCCGTGGCCCAAGACAACCCGAAGGAACGGCATTAGGCCGCATGGCGGGTAACGTCTTAGGTCAAGTTCAAGAAGGCAAACGGGCGCTGGGTGAGATCATTACAGCACCGCTAGCTGGCATGGCAACAAGCGTTCTTGGCCCTGCAACGGGTATTGTGGCAACAATGCGTCACCCTGAATTTGGCTCACAAGCAGCTATCAGGGCGGGTCAAGAGCAATCCGAAAACTTACAACGGCAGCTGTCGCCTGAAGTCAGAACACCACAAGCACAAGCTGTTTTAGGCCAACTGCAAAAAGCGTTTGAGGCTTCTAAAGTTCCTCCAAACATCATGCCTGAATTGCAGGGTTTTGCACCATTGGCTGCGCCAGCTGCACAGCAAGCAAGACAGGCCGTAGGTCAAGCCGTTCAAGTTGGAAAGCAAATACCAGGCACTATTGGCAAACAACTTGGCGTTGGTGAATTAGAACTACAAAGACAATTTGAAGCCAAAGGCGGTCAGCCACAAGCACAGCCACAAGCCCCGCTTGGCAGCGTTGGTGCAGCCAAAGTTGAGGCCAATCCTTACGCTGGCGCAATTACTGGCGAAGAATCAGCAAGGGGTCAGTTTCCTCAGATCAAATTGTCTAAGACTGCTCAAGATGTGCCAGGTACTGAACAAACAACTAGAGCGCAAATTGCCAATGAAATTATGGGTGACACGGGTCAGGTTCGCCCTGGCGTTATTACGGGCAACGAAAACACGTTGCGTAATGAATACACCAAAGCAAAGATGGCTAACCCCACTCCCGAGGGCGAATTGTTTAAACAACAGATTGCCAATGAACAAGTGGCGTTGTCTAACTATGCCCAAAAGCGTATTGAGAACACAGGCGCTAGTCCTACATTGGTCACGCCTTATGAGCGTGGTCAGCGTATCAATGACACATTTGCTGGTCAAGATGGTTTGTCTGGTTTCTTTAAAAATGAAAAGACCAAACTTTATGATGATGCAAAACTGACCGTTGGTGACAATCCCGTTCAATCTCCGACTTTAGAAAGTCTAATTAATTCCCCTCAATTCAAAGCTGAATTGAAAATTAGAAAACAAGCTGACTTTACTGGCGGCTTAAAAGAATTGTTGGACTTGCACACTACACAAGGTTTGGAAGGCACATTACCAAGCAGCATTGCTGGATTAGAAAAACTGCGTCAATCTTTGAATGCTCAATGGACTCCAGACAATGCTTATGCAATTCGCAAAGCTGTTGATGCTATTGATACAGACATTGCAAAAGCTGGCGGCCCTGGTCTTTATGAGAAAGCTAGAAGTCTGCACCAGGCTGAAAAGGTGCTGTTTGGCTCTAAAGGTATCAAAGAAATATTTGGTGAAATTGACCCTAATGGCGTTCAAAAAGCAACAGCCTTTGACGCAATTCCCCAAAAGCTAAACAGTATGCCCCTTGATCAATGGCGGCATATTTACGACACAGCTGAGAAAGTTTCTAAGGGAACAATTACTGGCCCTGTTGATAAAGCAACGGGTTTGCCAAAATGGACTGTTGAAGTTCCACAAGAACTGCGGATTTCTGCTGAATCAGCAATGAACGAAATGCGTGGCAACCTTGCCCGTGAAATCTACCAAGCGGGCGCAGCCAAAGCGGGTGAGTGGAATCAAAACTCTGTCAATAAGATTTTGAACGCTAGAGCCGACAAGATCAAAGTGGCGTTTTCCCCTGAAGAACAAAAAGCATTCCACACATTAAATATGGGTGGTTACTTGATGCCTGGCGTTCACGGCTATGAGGGCGCTGGTCAGCAAATGCGTAGAGTTGGCATGATTGAAGGCAACCTTGGTAAGATTGGTGCAACTACTGGCGCAGCTGCGGGAACTGCAATCTTTGGCCCTGGCGTTGGTACTGCCGTTGGTGGCTATTTAGGCGGCAAAGCGGGCGTGGCGGGTTCAGAAAAACTTGCTACTAGAGCATTAGGTAAAGAAGCCCAAAAGTCTCAAAAAGAGATGCAAAAGGCTGCACAACTTGGCACTAAACTTTCAGACGTAGGAAAATAAAATGGCAGTCAATCTTTCCCCCATTGGTAACGGTTTTCAATTCTTTACCAATACAGGCATTCCCCTTAACGGTGGGTATATCTATACCTACCAAGCGGGGTCAAGCACTCCCTTGGCGACTTACACCACTTCAGCGGGGACGATTGCCAACACCAATCCTATCCAGTTGGGGACAAGCGGACGCACACCACAAGAAATTTGGTTGACTGAAGGCTTTTCTTACAAGTTCATTTTGACCGACTCTGCCAATGTGCAGATTGCCACTTACGACAACCTTTATGGCATCTTGGGAACTAGCGCAGCTGTAACGCCAATTCCATCAGGTGCGATTGTGATGTGGTCAGGCTCTATTGGTTCAATCCCTGCGGGCTACTACCTTTGCGATGGTCAGAACGGCACACCCGATTTGAGAAATCGTTTTGTGGTGGGTGCGGGTAATAGTTACGCTGTGGGCAATACGGGTGGCTTTACGTCAGCTGTAGCGGGTTCAGGCGGCACAAACTTGCCTTTGTACTATGCGCTTGCATTTATCCAAAAGAGTTGATATGGCTGAAATTGATTTGGTTAAATACGGGGTTCTTTGGCAAAAAGTTGAATCTATGGAGGCCAAAATTGACAAGATGGAAGCCCAACTAGATACGCTGATTGAGTTAGCCAACAAAGGCCGTGGCGGTTTTTGGATGGGCATGGCCTTAGTGTCAGGCGTTTCCTCAATTTTTGGTTACATTTCACACTATTGGTCAAAGTAAATGAATGCGCTGGCTCATTCTGCTTTTGTTGCTTGGGCTAGTAAGTGCGGTAGCTAAAAATGGCTGTCACGTTAGGGAGTTTTATGGCATTGGTTACACCGTCCATGACCCCACAGAGCGTCATAAGGAAATGCTGGCATGGCTGATCCACAACGCAGAGCATTGCAAGTCAAAAGATTATGTGGTGATGTGGAACAATTTGCCTGATTGGGCGGGAACAGCCGACACAGTAATACTTAGATCAAAGATAATTTACGGGTACAAAGATGCGCTTGATCGGGAAAAGAAGTGAAGATCAGTTACGACAAATGGTATCCAATAGTTCAGCCAAACCCCGCAATGCAATCAGAAGTGTTTGCCAAGCGTGTAGAAAGATTAGACGCTGAACGGGCTGTGCAAGTGCAAGTGGATAAACAAGTCAAAAAGTTTCATCAATATGAGTATGAAATTTATGAATACAGAATGCGACAGATTACGATAAACATTGACATTACCAATCTGAAACGAAAAATTGATGCCCTTGTATGACCAAGAAACCAATACTTACAAAACCACAAATAGAAGTGAAAGACAAACTAACGCTGTGGGTGACTTTAATGGTCAGCGCAACCCTGTGCATTTCTGTTTTGGCTATGGTAATCAGCTTTATGCTTGGCCTTTGGGCCAAAGAGGTGGACAACGCAGAAATCTTCAAGATGATTTCACCCGCTTTTTCTACACTTATAGGCGGGATGATTGGATTCCTGAGTGGTATCAAACTTATGCAGAATGAAGATAAATCAAAATCTTGTAAGGATTAACTATGTTTGAAGTTCTAAGCGGTGGTTTATTGGGTTCTATTTTTGGCGGCATTTTTAGGATGGCCCCCGAAGTCTTAAAGTGGCTTGATAAAAAGAATGAGCGCCAGCATGAACTTAATATGTTTAAGTTCCAATGCGACTTGGAAGCGCAACGTGGTCAGCAAAAGTTAGCTGAGATTGGCGCACAACGGGAAGCAGCCATTGATGTGGGCGTGATGGATGCTTTTAACAACGCAATTGTTCAACAGGCCGAAATGGTCAAAGCAGCTGGTGGCTGGGTAGCTTCCCTTTCAGCTTCTGTGCGCCCTATGGTGACTTATTGGGTTTTGTTTGTGTGGTCATTTATCCATGTTTGGTTTGCTTACAACGCTTGGTTAAATGGTGCGCCAGCTGTGGAAGTGTTTAAAACCATGATGACCCCTGACTTTTCAGCTTTGCTCTCAGGAACAATTAATTATTGGTTTCTTGACCGTACATTGTCTAAGAGGGGTATATGAACCTAGAGTTGGCTGCTGCTTTGTGTCGCCAGTTTGAGGGGTTTAGGTCTAAGCCTTACTTATGCCCCGCTAACGTGGCTACGATTGGTTACGGGTCAACCTACTATTCAGACGGGCGCAAAGTGACCTTAGAAGATGCCCCTATGGATGAGCCTACAGCAAGGGCGCTGCTGATGGTGGAACTTGAGCATACTTACTTGCCAGGCGTGTTGCGGCAATGCCCCATCCTTGCGACTGATGAGCGTAAGTGCAACGCCATCGTGGACTTTGTTTATAACCTGGGGAATGGGCGACTCCAAACTTCAACCCTCAAGCGTAAGATTAACGCAGGGGATTGGGAAGGCGCTAAAGAGCAATTGATGCTGTGGACAAAAGGGGGCGGCAAAGTATTGCCAGGCTTACTCAAACGCAGACAAGCCGAGTGCGCCCTTATTTCTTAGCGTCTTTGATAAAACAACCAAAACTGCCGATTGTGTCTTTTCCAAAAGGAAGCGGCTCTATGCGCTTTGCGTAATCGTCAAGGGCATCGTTCCAACCAGCGTCATAAGCAGCGCATACAGCGTCTATAGAGGCTTCCTGAGCGCCTGTCATGCGTAGCAAACTAATTAGATCGTCTTTGGTCATTTGTGGCTTTCAAATGTTTGCGTGTCACCCAACAAGTTTGACAAATCCACTTGTGACCCATATCAATCCCGCCCTCTGGCGGTTTAATTTGATCACATCTATTACAAGATCGTAATTTATGGACGGGTTGATTTTGATTTAGTCCGAGTGGATACATTGCCATTCTCTTTCATTTCTGCCTGAATTGGATTTAACTGTGTTGCCTGTTAACTGGATAAGCCCAATTATTTTCATTTCGTTTAAGCGCCTGGCGACTTGATTACCGTCTAACATTGTCAAAGCTGAAATGCCATCTTTGCCCAACGGCCCGTAAAACTTGAGGCAATCAAAAATAACCTGGTGATGTTGGGGGGCAGCGTCTTTAATTGATTCAGCTGCCTCAAATGACGTTACAGGATCGTTGGCCCTGACCCGTGGAAATTCGGGAAATATTTTGTCAAACATTCTTTTGTAGTCCATGATTGTTCCTAATAGGTGGGGGTACTAACCATTCGTCCGCAAGCAAAATTGCATGGCTTTCCCCCCGTTAATCAAAAATCTATGTCATCGTCCTTTGGCAGACCTTTGTAATTATCTTCAGGATCATTCAAAAATGCCCGTCCATCCCAATTGCGTGGCTCAACATCAATAATCAACATTTCGCCCGCTTTGGTTTCAATTACGCTGCCAATAGCCCGATAGCGGTGTTTTGTTTTGCCCTCTTTATCTGTATAAGAACCAATAGAGGCTTTGACAATTTTTAGAGTTTTAGACATTTTTAATTTCCATAAGTTGAGCAATTTTTATATCAAGTTCATTTAAGAATTTGACAATTTCTTCTTCC